GATTCACCGGCGAATTCACGCTGGGCGCCAAGCCGGTTTGGTTGCTGGAATCCACGCCACTGCTAATGGCGGACGACACCGGCAACGATGAACGCCGCGAGGCCGAGGCATACGCATGAACGATGTTGCGCACGCAAGCGACACGCGTTACCGGGAAAAGGTGGATGCGCCCGAGTTGGGCGCATCCGTTTGGCTGGTTGAATGCAGCGTTGGCGAATTGCTGCCGCTGTTCAAGTTGGTGGAGGCTGGCGACACGGTGCAACTGATGATGGCGTGCCTAGCCGCGACGCTGGAAATTGACGGCGCGCGCGTGTCGGAATCGCAACTGCGTGGCATGGGCGCGCGCAAGTTTCGCACGCTGATGCGCATAGGCCCGCAGGCATTGCGCATTAATAGCATCGTGCCAGAGGAAGACATTGCAAAAAAAAGTTAGACCCGATGCGGCGATTTATGCACGTGCTGGCTTTGCGCGTCGGGGTGCCGGTGTATCGGTTGGAAGCGGAAATGCCCGCGCACGAGTTGGCGGATTGGATGCTGTATTTCCGCGATGAAAACAAGCAAGGCAATTTGCCGAGCATTGAAGACGTGGGCGCGGAAGGATTCGCGGCCGCGATGGGCGCAGACGTTGGAGGGTTGAAGGATGGCCGCGAAAGCCGGACGGCTACAAATTCAGCTAGAGCTAGAGGTGCAACAACTGCGCCGCGACCTAGCAGCGGTTAATGACCAACTGAAACGCTCCGCGAACCAATGGCAAAACACGCTTGCCGAATTCAAGCGTGGTTTTCTGTCGGCATTCACGGCGGGCGCGGCGGTTGCTGCCGTGGGCGCCGTCACGTCGGCAGTTACCAATATGCTGGATGAAATGGGCCGCATACAGGACGAGTCTGCAAAGATTCGTGACACGGCCGAGAATTTCCAGCGGCTAGAGTTTGCCGCCACGCAATCCGGCGTTGCCATGGAAGACGTGGTTTCGGCAACCGGCAAGCTGCAAAAGCAACTAGGCGAAATCGACCAAGGCGGCGGCAAGGGTGCCGCCGCCGCATTGGAGCGGTTGAATATCCAATTGGAAGACTTGCGCGCGCTATCGCCCGCGCAGGCGTTTATGAAGGTCGGCGGCGCGCTGGGTGAAGTTGGCGATGCATCGGAGCAAGCCGCGATAGGCGCCGCGTTGTTTGGCAAGGGCTGGCAATCAATGCTGCCGCTGATCCAAAGCGGCGAGGAAGGCATGCGCGCCATGGCCGATGCCGCGCGCGTTATGTCGAATGAAGCGGTAGCCGCTGGCGATCAATTCGGGGATTCCATGGCGGCGATGCAATCGGCCGCAACGCAATTGCTTTCCGAAGGCTTGGCGCCGTTGCTGCCGATTTTGAATAACGTCGCGTCCTACCTGTTGACCACCGGCACCGAAGCGAAGGATGCAGGCGGCGGATTCAACATTTTTGCCGAGGCGCTAAAGCACGCAATCGTGCTGGTGGCAGACGTGGTTGCGGGCTTCCGTTTGATTGGCGCCGTAATTACCAACATGGGGGAAACCATCGGCATTGTGGCCGCTGCCGCCGTCGAGGGATTCGGATTGATTGGGCAGGCCGCGCAGGATGCGCTAGACCCGTCCAAGCTGATGAGCGGCGAAGCGTTGGACAACATGAAGCGCAACGCGCAGGAAATGACCAAGAATCTAACGCGCGAGCTAGCACTGTCGCGCGCTGAATTCCTGAAAACTTCCGGCGCCGCAATTGATAGCCTGAGCAACATTACTTATGCCGTGCAGCAAACCAAGGCCGCCGCAGCGGCGCCCGCGCCCACCGGGGCCACGGGCGGCGAGGAAGCCGCAGCCGAAGCCGCACGCGCCGCCGCCGCGCGCGAGGAAGCCGCCAAGCGCGAAAAGGCCAACCGCGAAGCGTTGACCGCATCCATAAAGCCGCAGGCCGATGCCGTGCGCGATTTGCAAAACGAAGTGGACAAGGAAGACGCCAAGCGCAAGGAAGTTGCCAAGCTGGAAATGGATTTGCTGGCGCTGCAAAAACAATTGGGCGGCGCGACGGAGGAGCAAGTGCGGCAGTGGCGTTTGTCGGCCGAAGGCGCCGACGTTTACGCGCGCGCGATTTCCGACACCACCGCAAAGATTGATGCAACCGCCGATGCCGTCGCCAAGCAAAAGCAGCAACAGGACGACTTGAAGGAATCGACCATTGAGTTAGTCGCATCGCAAATGCGGCTGGGTGGCGCCAGTGAGCAAGCCGTGCGCGCCTATGAAGATATGGCGCGCGGGCTGGATGACGTGGATAAGAAGATCCGGTCCAACCGGGAGGAACGCGACAAGAACGCCGCGCAGATGGAGGAAGACCGGCAAAAGGCGCAGCAATGGACGGATGCAATCGGTTATGGCCTTGCCGATGTGTTTACCGCCATGACCGAGGGCAGCGAGCAAGCCGAAGAAGCATTAAAGCGATTGATTGCGCAAATGCTGGCCGCGATCCTGACGGCAAAGATTTTGCAGGCGTTTGGCTTGACCAATGCAGGCGCCACCGCAACCGCCGCGCAAGGCTCTGCATGGACGCATGGGCTCCGCGCGTTCGCGCAAGGCGGCGTGGTGAATGCACCCACTGCGTTTGGCTTCGCGGGCGGTGTGGGCGTCATGGGTGAACGTGGACCGGAAGCCATCATGCCGCTGCGCCGCGATGCCACCGGCAAGCTGGGTGTATCCGGCGGAACCAACGTGCAGATTTTCAACTATGCCGGTGCGGATATTTCCGTACAGCGCGACCAAGAGCGGTTGCGCATCATCGTGGACCAAGTGCGGCAGACCATTGCGGGCGACATTGCGCGCGGCGGCAACCCGGTTGCCAGTGCGATAGAGCGCGCATATACGGTGCGGCGATGATCGGCGCAACGCCCGATATGGTGCGGTATTTGGTGAATGCCCCGCCGGGTGATATGTGGGTGGACGTTTTGGAATTGACGCACGCCGCATGGCCGCAACGCTTCGTGCTGATTACCTACCAATACCCTACCCGCGTCACGTTTGAGAACGGCCAGAAATGGGATGCGCTGCCGCTGGCGTTCCGCGTTGACTTGCCCGGCGCGGGCACCCAAGGGCGGCAGGATTTGTCTGTGACGCTGGATAACGTCGGCGCCGAAATCTGGAACGCGCTAGAGCAGGCGCAGACCAAACCAATTTATCCAATCAATGTCACGTGGCGGGTTTACCTGCGTAGCAATTTCAACGTGCCCGCCGCGCAGCCGTTGCGCCTGCAATGCGTCAACGTGACCGCCACGCAAGACGTGGTGCAAATGACCGCGCAGCGCACCGACATAATCAACCGTCGCTGGCCGCGCGTGCTCTATAAGCCGGAACGCTGGCCGGGGTTGCTGCGATGAATGCCACGCTGCTAAATCAATTCGTTGGGCGCCCGTGGGCGTTTTGGGCGTTTGGCCCGGATGCATTCGACTGCTGGGGGCTAACCGTTGTTGCCGCGCGCGTGCTCTACGGAATCGTGCTGCCGGATATTCCGGTGAACCTTGCGCGCTGGCCGGGCACGCCAGCCGTTGCGCGCGCCCAACTTGCCACCGGGCATTGGCAGCAATTGCCGGTGCCGCAGGCAGGCGCGGTGTTGGCCTTGCTGGATATGCGCGGCCGCGTGCATCACACGTCTTTGTGTGTCGGCCCGGATCGTGTGTTGCATACCACCGAAGCGATGGGCTCACGCATTGAACCGCTGCGCAACGTGGTTGCGCTGGCGCCGGATTGGAGGGTGTACGCGTGGCAACCGTGACCGTCCATTTCATTGGCGACACGCTGCACTTAACCAACGTCGAAACGCGGCGCGTTGAGTGCAGCGGATGCGTGCGCGACGCGGTAGCCCTGGCCTTCCCCGAGTTGCACCCGGCGCGCATGGTGTACGTGCGCGGCGTGCATGAAGTGCAAGGCGATGCGCGCGTGCAGGACGGCGACGAGATTCGCGTCGGCTATCGCCCGGCAGGCATCGAAATAACGTGGGCCGTCGTCGCCAAGATTGTGATTACCGCATTGGTATCTGCGGCGGTGTCTTACTTGGTCGGCTATTTGATGCGGCCCAAGCAACGCAACAAATTTTCCAGCCCCGCTTACTCCGTCAACATTGAGCAAAACGCCGCGCGCTTGGGCGGCACGGTGCCGGTGATTTATGGCCGCGTGCTTGCCCTGCCCGACATTGCATCGCAGCCCTACTCCGAATTTGTAAACAATAACGAGCGCGTTTCAATGATCCTTTGCCTTGGCATGGGTGAATTTATCGTTAGCGATATTTTCGTTGGCGAGTCGCGCATTTCCGATTATCCGGCGGGCAGCATTGCCGCGTATATCTATCCGCCGGGCGCGCACCAACAAAAGCTGGGCGTGATCGAGGAAGAAACGGGCGTCATTGAAGATTGCTTTACGGTGCCGGAGTCAACCGGCGTTGAGTTGAGCGCGCCGAACGATCCCACCGAAATTTCCGTAACCGGCACCGCATCCGGTGGCGTGCTGCGCCCGAACGATCCAACCGCCGCAACGTATTGGATTGGGCTGGTGCCGGGCCAAAAATACGTGGTGACAACTTCCGCAGGCGGTCGCGCGATCCTGACGTATGTAGGCGTTGGCCCGGATGGTTCCGCGCAGTTTGACGGGCCACTACCGCCCACCCCGCCGCCGGTCACGCGCAACGCGGTTGCAAACCTGACTGCCGCGCAGGACGCCAAGGAAGGCGCGGTTATGAAAATGGTTTTCAGCGATCCCGCCGCAGCCGCGCAAGTCCAACACCAACTGACGGTGAAGTATCTCAACGTCACGCGTGGCCCGTATCAAATCTATAAGACAACCGGCGTTCCCGATGGTGGCGCCGGTTTGCTGGCCGCGCCGCGCCTGCCGGATGATCCGGGCGAGAAGCCGCCGAGCGGTGCGCCAACGTTGTGGCTGCGCACGCATGGCAGCGGTTTTATTTCGGCAAACAATACGCCGATTGATCCGGCGGCCACGGTGGCAATAACGAGCTATTCGGAAACGATTTATTACCTGACGCCATACGTGGAAGGCAGCACGCCCACCGAAGCGGACCCGTATCGCTGGCGCGGTTGGTATGCGCTTTGTCGGCCGGGCGAACAGGTCAACGCGCTTTGGTTCGATTTGGAAATGCCCGGCGGTATCGCGTGGATTACCGACGGCGGCGATTACCAACCGATCCAAGTTAATTGGCTGGTGCAAGTGCAGCCAATCGACGATGACAGCTCACCCACTGGCGCGGTAATCGAATACACCCCCGGCATTGCGGGCGCAACGTCGAATCCGCTGCGCCGCACGTGGGGCTTTGCGTTGCCCACCGGGCGCTATCGCGCGCGCGTTGCGCGAATTAATCCGCGCGACCAACGCGCCAGCAAGGAAATTTCCGGTTCGCGCATGGCCGGGTTGCGCGCGCGCATTGCCCACACGTATGGCACGCCCGCCTATGAAGCCTGCACGTTGCTGGTGATGCGCTTTACTGCAACCGCAGGACTGAGCGCAGCGGCCGGGCGGCGAATCAAGGTGGACTGCACGCGGCGCCTGCCTGACATTTCAACCGGCGCGCTGTTGGCGACCGCCAACCCTGCCGAAGCATTCGCGGACGTGCTCGAAAATGCAGACTACGGCGCCGCGCGCCCGACCACCGAAACCGACCGCGCGCAATTGCTGAAACTGCGCCCGCAGTGGGACACGGTGAACGGATTTAACGCGGTCTTCGACCAACCAATAACCGTGGTGGACGCGCTGCAATCTGTGCTGGGTCCGGTGCGCGCAATGCCCATGCCGATTGGTTCGTTTATGTCCGTCGTGCAGGATGCGCCGCGCACGCGTGACTATGTTTTCAGCCCGGAAACCATCGTGGCCGGGACGTTGACCATTGGCTATAACTTCGACGGCACCGACGAGCCGGACCATTTGGAAGTGATTTATACCGACCCGGATTCAATGGCGGATGCGCGGGTGTATTACCCGAGCAAGGGCGCGCGCCCGGAAGTTGTGGAAATTTTCGGCTGCACGAGCCCGACGCACGCAACCGCGTGGGCCAAGCTGACGTGGCAGGAACGCCAATACAATCGCAAGACCGTGCAATTTGAATTGGAAGGCGAAGGCTATTTGATAAATCCATTGACGCGCTTTGGCGTCGCGGTGCCCAACGTCGATTGGGGCAGCGGTGGCGTGGTGTTGCAGTGGGATGCGGTGAGCAAGGAAGTGCAGCTAGATACGCCGTATCCGCAGGGCGTCAATACGATTTATTTCAAAAGCGAAGCCACCGGCAAGCTGCTAGCGCCGTCCACCATTACCGCGCGCATTTCGGACTATCACTTGCGCTTGGCGGCCGCGCCTGCCGAGGAAATCCACGGCAGCGACGAAACCGGCGATGCAACGCGCTGGGTATCGACTGGCGATGATCGGTTGTTTTTTGAATTCAACGTGACCGACCTAGAGCCCACCGGGCCAATGCGCGTCAAGGTGACGGGCACGCAATACACGGCAGAAAAATATGCCGGGACGTTCGTTTCTAATTGGGTGACGTGATGGCAACCAAACTTCCAACATGGCCCGCAGAGTTGCCGATGCCAGACCGCGACGGCTACCAATACGCGCTGGGTTTCGGCTTGGTGCGCACGGCATTCACGGGCGGCACGGTGCGCCAGCGTCGCACCGTCTGGAGCATGCCCGGACAATTCACGTTGTCGTGGCGCATGAATACCGAGCAGCTAGGAATTTTGCAGACCTTCCTAGACCTGTACGGCTATGGCTGGTTTGCCATGGATTTGGTTTCTGGCGCCGCGCGCGTTTGGCGTGACGGCTCCGATTGCTTGCTGCACAAGGTCCGTTTTATGTCGGACCCAACGCACGCAATGATTGGCCCGAATCTTTGGCGCGTATCGTTGACCGCAGAAATTGAAGCGATGCGCGACCCTCGCGCGGATACCGGCGTGGTTACATTCGATTTGGTGGATGACGTAACACCGGAAACAGTGGACGAGTTGCGCGATTGGGACACGCTTGCACTTTGACTTTTGGAGACTGCCACCATGGCACAGCACGATTACTCAATTGCCAACGCCACCGGCCTGAATTTCCGCAACGATTTGAACGCGGCACTACAGGCCATCGTGACAACCAACGCGGGCGCCGTCGCGCCCACCGCGACATTCGCGGGCATGTTTTGGCTGGATATGTCGGCCGGTGGCGATGGCGTGGTGCGCCGTCGCAACGCGGCTAACAGTGCGTGGATTTCTGATGTAGGCGTGGACCAAGTAGCGCGCGACGCGGCCGCAGCGGCGCAGGCAACCGCCAACGCTGCATTGCCGAAGGCGGGCGGCACCATGACCGGCGCAATTGTGTTGCCGAACGCGGTGCCCACCGGCCACCAAGCACTGAGCCGAACGCAGGCAGATTTGCTTTACCAAGTTGCATTGCCGCAAGCCATCGCGGGTGCGTTGTTGCTGGGCGCCGCAGGCGGGTGGCAAAGCGTAGTTGCGCCCGGCGCCAGTAACACGCTACTGACGATTTCCGGCGGGCTTCCGATTTGGCAGGCGACTGCAATCACGGCAACGCCCAATAGCGTTGTGCGCACAATGTCGGATGGCACCATAGACCCTAGCTTTATTCCTTCCGTCGCATCCGGCTTGCGTTTCTGCGGGACGTTTAAGCCAATCGTTAATGACGAATACCCCGCCGCTGGCGATGGCGGCCACGGTGCCGCAGGCGCGCCCGCGATTGGCGACTTTTGGGTAATCGACGGCTTGACCACGGGCGGCTATACCTACCTGCAAGGTTCGTTGGCTGGCATTACCGTTTTTAACGGTGACTCCATCGCCTATAACGGCGCGGGCACTTGGTACAAGATGGGGAGCAGCGTCAGTCTGCAAGGCTATTTGAAAGTTGACGGCTCCACCGCAATGGCGGGCGCCCTCAACATGGGCAGCAACGTAATAAACAACGTTGGCGGATTGAA